CCTTACTCGAGGCCGTAGTCGCAGTCATAGTCCCACCCTCCGACGCCATCACCAAAGTCGCCATGGCCCCAGTCGCCGGCCACCCCCGCAGCATCACCGAGGGCCGGGAACTCGCCTGCATAGTCGCCCGCGAACACTGGGGCTTCTTCAGGCTGTGGGCCTTGGAGGATCTCGCTCAGAGACATCTCGCTAGGGTCAGGCGGGCGCCCTTCGAGCTCATAGTACCTCACCCAGCGGCGGCGTAAGGCCGGGATCTGCTGCGGGGTCGCGTACCCGGAATCCCAAAAAAGCGGGGCTCGCACCCTTGACCTCACAAGGGTCGTGGAGTGGTGGCTGGGGGGCATGATCGGAACCCGCTCGTCGCCAGCCCCGATCCCGCCTGCGACCGGGTGCACGCGGGCCCATGTCGCCGCGAGCCCGGCTTCCGCCCTGATGCCTTGCCCGAGATGGCCTCGTGGTAGGATCCCGCGGGGGGTCAGGCTTTCATATCGGTCGCGGGCCCACTGCACGTCTTGGCCGCAAGCGCTGGCTGCGAGGAGGCATGACCCCCAGAGCGCCTCGCAGATGGAGGCTGTCGGAGGAGCCGCAGCCACTGCCGCGACCAGGAGCGGCTCTCCTTCTATATAGTGGACCCCGCCTCGTTCTGTACTCCCGGCCAGCCCCGTCGCCAGAGGCATCATGAAAGATGCCACCGCTTTTCCGAGCCGAGCTCGCCTTCCGGAGGCAGCCCACCATTCCTCGACCTCTCGGTCCAGAGAAGGGGACGCGATCGAAAGCGACACCTCGCTGATGTTCACCTCCTCCCACCCACCACCGTCGTCCGGCAGGGCCAGGTCGTCCTCGAGAACGTAGGCGAAGTAGATGTTCGTGGCCTGGCCAGACACGCAAACTGACAGGGCACTGCACCCTCGGTGCGCGAGGCGGGCCACGTCCAAGACGAGATCCCGGGAGGTGGCCGGGGCCAGGATGCCAAAGAGGATCCCGCCTGGGGCGCCATCCAGGAAAGAAACTGGG